AAGCGCAATCATAATCTTTTTCATAATAATTTCGGCGTCCTTTAGGAAATCCCCATTCTGGTTCAATCCATGTAGACAATTCTGCAGTAATTTGAAAAATAGTGTCAATTGAATAAAAGTCATCTCCAATTACCACTCCATTTTTCAAATGATTGAATTTTTTCTTAGAATCATGTTGTTCGGATTTGTATTGATTCGATAATTGTTCACTTTCTCCCCATACATCTCTCCATAATTCATCAAAATTCATCGTCATGAGTTTCTCTTTTTCTGCTACTGTCATTTGTTTTACCATATTAATAATATATTCTTTATCATGAATCGAGTATTTACCTCGCATAAAGTCAATATATCCTAAAGTATCTTTTCTACGGATCATCAAATATTCATATGCACCATCCATATTCAATCTAAATGCTATTACACCAAAACTTGTTATAGGTATTTTACATTGACTGAATATATGGCCATTTTTCCCACAATTATTACAAAAATGCTCATATTTTATTTCATTATTATTCATATTCGGGTTTTCTAGATATAAATAATAACTACTTTCTATATAGTTTCTTTTTCTAAAAATGCAATTCAATCCATCTGTATGGGGGCCACATTTCTGGTTTTTCATTCATACATTGGCCTATTCTTATCCAGAATATCCGAATGCAATTACAAAACGTAAATATTATGATATTATACAAAATTTGACGATTTTCATTCCAGTCGTAGAGATGGGAAATAAATTCAGTGAACTACTCGATCGTTATCCTGTATCTCCTTATCTGGATTCACGCGAATCTTTCATTCGATGGACTATTTTCATTCACAACAAAATAAACAAAATGCTAGGTAAGGAAGAAATGACTTTTGCAGAAGCCTATGAAAAATATGAATATGAATACAAAATACAACCAATTTATTTAGCGGAAAAATTACGGATAAAAAAACATTATTTGTATTTTGCGGCGATACTTTTATGCATGGTTCTTATTTACCTATATATATGATTTTTTCTACAGTTAGTATAAATAATGAGGTTTGAAATTGTATTGATTTTTATAACAGCGTTTTTAATGGCGAATATATACACAGAAGGAAAATATCTGAAAGTAGCATTATCATGGAAGAAATATTATCAGATGGCAGGAATCGCATTTGCCGCCCTGATGATTTATTGGTTAATCAAAAAAAATCCACTATATGCAAAACAAATCATAACGACATCAAATGATTATTTGAAATATTTACCCGTTGATAAAAACGCTTCTATGGTCGTATCCCCTATACTAGATTTTACTGCAAAACATGGATTTTCACAGGAACAATTAGGTGGTTCTCATATTATGTCAATTCCGCCAATACAGCGACAACAATCGCAATATGAACGTATTGCACAATCTGGGAAAAAATCGACGAAACGGTCTGTAAGTGAGACAAAGAAAAAATTTGTTGCAGCTAGTCAGAATTGGACATGTGGGAAATGTGCAAAACAATTACCAGCTTGGTTCGAAGTTGATCATAAGATCCGTTTAGAATATGGAGGAAGCAATCATGTAGATAATTTAGTCGCTTTATGTAGAAATTGCCATGGTGAAAAAACAGCTATGGAGAATTTATAGAATGGGTAATACTTGGATATGCAAAATGGGACAGTTATTCCATTTCAAATCTTCAAAAAATAGAAAAATACAAACTAATTATCATCAAAATTACTTTGTATACAATATATAAGAATATGTCTGACAATACAGGGATAATAACCCGACCTAGTATTCCACATGAATTTATGAATAAAATAAAACAGCCTCTCATAAAAATAAAGACGAGTATCGATAAAATAAAAGACGTTAATGCGCGAAATGGAATCTATGGTGGATTAATTTTGTCATTATTTACATTGTTAACTTCATTATCGATTTACAAAACAGTTATTGCATTCATATTAGCATTTATAGTGGTTGCATTAATAAGTGCAATAATTAAATTCATTGAAAAAACTGCGAAATATACAATTAGTCAACGAATTGGAATTGCAATCGGATTTGCATTATTGTTATTGTTTATCGCGATAATAATTATATGCATAGATACGAAAATAGGTAATCCGGTATATACGATTATAACCATGTTGATATCTGTAGATAAAAGTATATTAAAAAATATAACATCTACTTTTTTCAAATCATCGAAGGATTCTTCTAAAGATTTTTTGAACCAAATAAGTGAATTACTTCAGCTTAAAACAGCAGAAGATCGTTCTATGTTTATGAGAAGTTTGATAAAATATTTAGGAGCATTAATATCAATTGTATTGATCGGTATTGCAATTTTCAAAGCAACAACTGATCCCACAGCAATGAATCGAAATACAACATCGTATGCTCTATTGATGATTGTTCCTTTGCTGATTAGTTTTTTCATATTTTCACCGATTGTAAATGCCGAGGATACACCATTTTTATTGATACTTGGTGGGGCATTTCTACTTTTCATGCTAGCCATTTATATTTATTATTGCAGTTCTTGGACACCAAACTCGATTTATTACAGTAGTTATTTGATGAATACTTTGTTGTTTATTATTATTATAGTTGGTCTAGGTATCATATTCAAAGTATTCTCAGGTCAAGTAAAAAAATTATCAGGATGGCCAGGGTTTTTCGCCAATTTATTCTTTTTTATTCCGTGTTTGTTCAGTGATGCTATGCAATATTTATTCTATCAATTTAGAATAACGCCTAATATTGTTATATTATTGCTCTTTATTGAAATTATTTTGATAGTATTATATGCATACATACCAGTTATTATTGATAAAATATCAAAATCCAATACATCTCTTTTAGTAAACCATCCAATGTTTATCAATACAGCAATTCCTATAGGCGATAGTTCTCTGTTTTTGACGAAACCTATCGATGATAATAATATTGGTAGTCAAACATATAGAACAAATTACGCATTTAGTATGTGGATTTATTTGAATCAGCATTCTTCTGCAAATTCTGCTTATACAAATAGTGCAAATATTTTCGATTTCGGTAATGGAAAACCTACTATAGCATTTAAAAATGAATCTACGAACACTCGATTGATAAACAAGGATGTTTATATTATAACATTTACGAATACAAATGTAGACGCTTCTAATAACCCAGTTGACACTAACTATGAGATTAGTTTACCAAATCAAAAATGGAATAATTTTGTCTTTAACTATATTGATTCAAAAGTGGATTTGTATATTAATGGTTCTTTAGAAAGAACATTTGAATTTGTTAACAATGTTCCAAATTATTTACCAACCGATGTTATAACCGTAGGAAGTAATAATGGACTGCAGGGCGCAATATGTAATATACATTACTATAAAACACCAATTTCATCTGAAACAATTGTATCTTTATACAATTTATTGTTTATGAAAAATCCACCATTGAATCAATAAAAAATATATATTTTTATTATATAATTAATGAACGCTACGTCTTATATTGTCATTGTCTTAATTGTTATTATTGTTATTATGGTATATTTTTTATATAGTTCTTACGCAAAGTCATCTGCAAAAGTATCCAGCACATTATATAATTTGAATAAACAAAATACCGGAATTAATTCAAGCGATTTAAAAAATCCATCATCACAAAGTTTTTCATATTCTGTATGGGTTTTTGTAAATACTTGGAACACAAATAGTACTAAGGTTATATATTCTGCAACAAATATAATTTCATTAAATTTAGGAACAACAAATCCTGTTTTAACAACAACGATCGGTTCTAATACTCCTATACAAATAACATCAAATTTTCCTATTCAAAAATGGGTTTATATAGCCGTAAGTGTTGATTCCCAGACGACTGATTGTTATTTAGACGGAAAATTAGTTGCTTCAAGACAAATTACAACAATTCCAGTCATACCATCTTCTTATGTAATTAATTTTGGTAACTTTGATGCTTATCTAACTGGATTTAAATATTCAGATAAACCATTGAATCCTCAACAAGTATGGTCGAATTATATGGCTGGAAATGGCTATTCCGGAGGTAAATATGGAGTAAATTTAGCACTTACAAAAGATAGTAATGTTATTGGCCAGATTTCATATTAGACCAATGATTTAGTAAAATTTAATATAATTATATTTATATTAATATAATTATGAGTGAATCCGGAACTACAATTGACCGTATAAATAATACATTTTCAGATACATATGGAAAAACCACAGACTATTTATCCAGCATGTACAATAATGCATCCAATACGATTTCTGAAAATTACAACAAGGTAGCCGATTCCACATCTTCTGTTGCAAATAGTGTATATGGACCATTGAATTCAATGAAAGAATATGTTTCAAATACTGTTGGTGAGTTTTCATCAAAAAGTGTAGGTGAAGCAAGTAGTGAATTTCTAGAATCAAATAGTTTAATCGCTAGGTTCGCTTTCGTATTAATCGTTGTTATTATTTTCATGGTATTATTACGTTTAGGTATTTATTTAATAGGATATTTTTCCGAACCAAATAAGAATCCATATATTGTTCAAGGATTATTATCTGGTTCAAACCCAGTTCAAATAATACAAAATCCTCAAAATACATCGTCAATACCTATATTACGTTCAAATAATGAAAAAAATGGCA